TCATCAATTCTAACAAACACAATTTTTGTTTGGGTTACAATATCTTGCTCACCTGTATAAACATTGTGTTTTCTAACTTCAATATAAAGTGTAACAGAGGTGTTACCGAATGAAACAACTTCACCATAAACTTTTAATATGTTTCCAACCTTCACCGCTCGTTTAAACAACAACTCGTCAATTTTAAGTGTTACAATCTTTTGGGTGTCACATATTTGTGAAGCGTATGAAGCGGCGGCATCATCAATAAGTCCAAGTAAAAGCCCTCCAAACATATTGTCATGAACTCCGATGTCACCTTTCTTGCAAATGTATGTTGTTATTAATTCCATTTTAGTTATTAAACTGACCGATGTTCATAAGATAATTTATATAATCTCTTTTGGATGCGAGTTTTTGAAGGCTCTGATTAACTTGAACGATATAATCATCCGTTTTCATTCTTCCTTTTCTAAATCTTTCCGTAATTAATTCAATTCTTTTAATTGACTCTTGTTTGTCAACATAATTAACTGTTCCAGCATTATTTCCCATTGTATTACTTATTTTCATCATTAAATTCTTCATCGTCAAGTCCATCCATTAATGTATTATCCCAATCTTCCATATCATCAGTGTATTCAAACGCACCATCTGGTCCAATCTGAAAATCATCTGATACATAAGGTTCAATATTTTCTTCGGCACATTCCTCTGCCATTTTCATCGCATAATCTTTTTTTCTTGCAAATGGTTTCTCGGGACATAGTTCTTCTTTTCCTCTATAAACTGCCCACCACCATTGTTGCTCCTCCATCTTTTCAACTCGGAGCCTCATATCACGATACTTGGCAACATAATCGTCCTCGTCAATTTGTTCCCACTTATGTTTTAAATCTTCCATCATATATTATTCGTAAGGTGTGATTGATACTCTATATTTTAATTTAGTTTCACTACTAATAACTCCAAATACAACCGATGAATCTTCAGGTTTTACAATAATAGGAGTGACAAAATATCCATCCACACCATTGAGAGTGTTTAATGATTGTTCTATTACATCAACTAAATCAGATGGTATTTTTGTTTCAACCTCTGACTTTTCATTTGATTTATAATTTTCCATAACTTTCTATTTTTTTAATTTCTACTACTATTTTCTCACCATCAACAAACAAAGGAATACTAATTAAATCATCAATTGGGTGATACATTTTAGGAAATTGTTTAATTTCATATTCTCGTTTTATTTCTGGAGAACCTCCAATTGTTTCCCACATTTGAAGTCCTTCTTGAATCTTTGTTGCGATTCTTTCTACTTGTTTTGATTTATTCATAACTTATATTTTTTTCCATTTGTTATCTGAATCCAATTCAAATGTTCCAATGTGGTTTTCCTTCCACTCGGTTGGTTTGATTAATGATAAGAAATATTCTCCACTTTTTCTACGATACAAATAATATTCTTGTCCAATAATTGGTTGGAAATTATATGTTGCGTTATACACAATACTATTCCACTCAAATTCCTGAAGTAGTTTTTCATATTGTTCTTTTATCTCCTCGTATTTTCTATTGAAGTAATGATTGGTTTTTAAAATTTTTTCATTCTTCCAAGTTGATACATTGTCAGGTGATATGACTGGTGCTCCGATGTTTGTTGCATATGGAAGAAGGTGAGCGTAATACCCACGCTCTTCACTCCATACAACATTGTCGGGATATTTCTTTTTTGGTTGTTCGTAACTCATTACACTTGGTAGGTCAGAATAATTACACCACAGGTCATCTTCCATGTCCCAAATATAAAAAAAGGATTGGAGTTTATCCAATCCTTTTCAATATTATTTTTAATTATTAATTTAAACAATTTTGGTAAATCCACCAATATTTCCGTGGAAGGTGTTTGTAACCTTCATTTGTAAGGTATTCTCAACTTTGAGTCCTTCGCTGGACTATCTGAAAACCGGTGTTTGTGACCTTCATTTGGAGGGTATTCTCAACCCATCTACCAATAACTTCTTTAGAATCAGATTCTTCCATAGAAAAGAAGGAAGAAATTTCATTAATTAATTCATAATAAATTACACACCAACCATTTTTTTTATCATATCTAATTTGCCCAAAATTATCACCTTCCGAGTTGACGAAGTATATTCTATCTCCTTTCTTAATCTGAATAAAATCTTGGTTATCCAAGTACTTAAAGATTACTTTGTCAAACTGAGATTCTGTTATTAGGTATTTCATATGAAATAAATATTAGTAGGTCAGAATAATTACACCACAGGTCATCTTCCATCATAGTGGATAAAATTAAACCTTATATCTGTAATTGTCAAACTTTGGTGATTTTAATCTATTTTTCATTGTAGATGTTGGTATCCCTATTTGTCTTGCGGCGTAACTTAAACTTTCATACTCAATACCATCCACAATAACTTTCCTCATATTACCAGGTTTGTTACCTTTTAAGGTTTCAGATATTTTTCTTTTATGCTCTTCACTTTTTGGTTTTGAATTAATTTTACTTAATATCTCTTTTACCTCATTTGTGTGTGTTTTACCCTTAAATGGATTATTTTTTTTCATCCATTCAGAATGTGTCGGATTGAGTATTCCTTTTTTACCTGTTGGTTTTCCTTTTAAAGGACTAACTTTACCTTTTTTCGGATTAACCCAATTAGGGTCATCTCTTTTTTTTAATTTAACAACTTTTGTCCCTTTTTTTTTGTTAAATTTTTCCATTTTCATTTTTTGACTATGGATTTTAGCAATCTCATATTTTCTTGGATTATTTGAGATTGTATCTCCACCGTCACCACCCAAAGAAATATTATAACCTTCACTAATCGCGTTTAATTCTCTAATCCAAAATTTTTCTCTCTCATTTAATTTTTCTATACTATCACAAACTTCAATTATTTCTTTTTTGAAATTCTCCAACCCGTATTTTTGAATGGCGAGTTTTAACCTTTTTCCTGAACCATAATAGTTAGGATTATTGTGAGTATCTTTACCCACATAGAATTTTTGATTAATCAAATTCGTTGTCTTATAAATAATCATATGGTATTACCTCCTTACCATATAAATATCTATCAAATGTGAAAAAACTATATTGCTAACTCTAATTTTGAATTTATTTTGGTAATACCTTCGGTTCCGACAATTTCAAAATCATCTATAGTATAATGATAAAAATTCTTATTCTCTTTCAGGATTAATTTTGGTTGGGTGCTTAATGGTTCTTTATTTAAGAGCTCTGTAACCGCATCAAAATGTCTATCATATATGTGTAGGTTCTGAACTAAATGACAAAACTTACCAACTTTATAGTTACAATGTCCAGCAACCATCATTAAAAGAGCAAGATATTGTGCCTTGTTAATATAACCAGCCACTAAATAATCATTTGACCTTTGAATCAATGTCATATCAAGTATCAATCCATCTTCCCCCTTCCTTACAGAGAACATAACTTCATAAGCACAAGGATGAAGTCCTTCTGTTTCCTGCAAATCAAAATATTGGTACATATTAATGATGTGTCTACGACTAAATGGGTCTTTTAATAAACCACTTAATAACTTATCCATCAATTGATATTTGGCAATAGTTCTTCCATATCGTTGTCCTATGGTTCCATCACCAATGTCCCACTCATCCCACCAATTAATACCCATCTCACGAGCAACCTCCAATGACGAAGTTTGTTTTTGATAAATCCATAGTATCTCTTTGATACCTGTTTTTATTGCAGTGTTTCTTAATGTCGGTATCGGAAACTCTCCTTTTGAGATGTCATATTCTTCAAAAACTCCTGTGATGAATTTTGAATAAGCTGGTACTCCGTCAGAATATTTTGGTCTAGGATTTTCATCCCAAGAACCTTCTGACATAATTTTTTGAATGTTTTGGATATAATATTTATCTGCCAGATTCATATTGTTCTATTGTTTTTTCTAATTGATGAAACATTTCTTTAATTCTCATTCCCAATTCATATGGGTCAGCATGTTTAACCATTTCTAATGTTAGAACATGATTGGCTTTAAACCATTGAGGTGTTTTTGATTGTTCATCCTGTCCCCACATTCCCTTATATGTTCTATATGCAACATCATGCATTGTCACCATACAATCAAATCGTATCTCACAAACTCGTCTTGTGTCAGCAACCACTTCGGGTACTGATGTTATTTCCGTATTATTCAT